ACGGAAACAACAAAACCAGCTAAATAAAAAACACCCAATAGGAACCTAAAGCGTTTAGTTTTTTTCATAAAATTTAGTCCCTCCAAGAGTTCTCGTCCATTATATCGCTTTTAATTGTGATAATGGATTTGTCCAGTGATGCTATCCGCCCTACTAGCCAATGTTTGATTCCTGTCTTTTTTAGTTCTCGCCAGCTTAGATGGTGATCAATTAATTTGAGAAGAGAGTTCATTAGGTGTTGATCAAACGCGGACTGACTAGTTTTATTCCTGACAAGTTCCATAGCTCGGATCCAATTTCCGATTGCTGCGAGGGAATCAGATAATCTACAGTCCTTTGATACCCCTCTGCCATAAGTGTCCCAGATCTGTTGATATCCATTGGGAACTGGAACACTCATCCATCTGATGGGAAACGAAGTATGAATAGACTTCAATGATCTCTCATACAGCTGAACGTCCTTTTCCATCAGGCTGACCCATAAACTTAGACCAACAATTGCGCCTCCGACATTCTGTGCCATGCCGTCGGATGGGGGATTTGGCTTTTCTGGGTAGATGCGAATATGGTTGATGTTGTAGTAACTTACTGTGATCATGTAGAAGATGGCCAAGGTGACTAGTTCTGTTGGATGATCGGAAGCTTTCAATGCTATCAGGTGGGAAACCCCAGTAGGCACTCCAAATATTTGTAACATTGTTTCCAGGTTTACAAAGGGATCCGGAATAAACTGACTCGGTATACCGGACAGGGTGTCCTTTTTAAGAAACTTTGAAGCGCGCACAAATTCTTGAACAGAGCTTCGGAACGCATATTGTGTCCTCCAAGTATCATGTAAGAATGACCAATCGACCCATGGGGCATCAACGTGTCTTTTGAGCCTACGTCCGACGAAGTAAATTTCCGATGTCTGAGAGCTGCTGAATTCAGTTTGTACCAGATCAACCTGCTGGAAGAAAGGGCCGATCATTGTAAGAATATTGTCATCAAACTCAGTTATGTATGTTCCGTAGGTCTTGTATATCAACGTCCCTTCTTGTTCAAGCAGCTCGTATAAATGGCTCTTCAAATTCATCTCAATGAGTTTGGTGATGGATGGATCTCTTACCTCCATATCCATGGTGATTAGGTCAATCGTCAATCCTACGTCTCTCTTCAACTTGGAAAAATACTTCCAAGTCCTCGGATCAGATAGATCAGAAGGATGCTCCCAGCAAGTAGACCCATTGATACACCTGACTCTTTCGCTTCCCAATGTTTCTAAGGCACTAGGTGGTTCCGGTGATGCCCCTCTCATGACAGTTCCTGACAAATCAAGTAGACTATTAAAGATACCTCTGCTATGACGATTCTCCCGTAGTAATGATGCAGTCATTCCCCCTGAACCATCTCCACAACTCAAGAAGTCACGGTAATTGACATGTAGCTGTCGAAGTATGCTCCTTAATTTGTAATGAGCTCCAGTTGGTAGTTGTCCCAACCGGAGACCTGATAAAAGAGGATTTTGGACTCGAGGGGGAGTGTCCAAGCATTTTCTCGATTCTCTTGTTGAATAGAAGACCGGCTGGGATGAAATTGCGCCAAAGGCTTCTGATCCCCAAGTTGGGTAACTACTGGTGGAGAAGACTTCTTTGTAGATACCAAATTTACAAGCATGCCTTATTTCTTCTGAGCATAATAGTGTATCCTTGGAGAAAAACTTAATATGGACATCATCCCATCCTTCTCCTGACCTCAAGTACGAGGACAAATTGGCTAATTCCCTGAGTTCATTTTTGTCCTTAGAGGACAGTGATGGTTTGTAGAGAAGACTGAGCAAAGAAGACGAGATGGAGAGTGGTCCCATGAAGTCAATGGACAATACATCGGAGAATAACCAAATTTGAGGATAGTGGGATTTGTATTGACCTTTTTCGATCAATCTACACTGATACTTGAAGTAGTTTCTAACTATTACTCCCATATCTCTGTTGCTTGTGGGGTAGGATGTGGGTATCTTATGTGGGACAGTCTCGAGCTCCAACCGGATTGGTCCAGTCCGTGTTAGGGACAAAAAGGGTGCAGAAGCACTGATGCGTTCTATAAGGAATATGACTCCTCCGTAAACGGCATTTGCAGGACGTTTTAGTTGTGCTAAGCTTCTGCGATGGATGACTTGACAACAGCTTGCTCGCATCAACCCATCTAATAATCCTTTCAAAAACCCTCTACCACGAATGCGATTTTGGATCGACAGAGGGAATAAAGAACTATCATCAGCATGTGTAGATTTTCTATATGTCAAATCCCCGAATAGAAATCCAATGCATCGCCCTACTTGATAAGATTGTTCAGCTGGTGATAAGTCACTCCAAATGCCTTCTCTGGGATAAAGTTGTTTGACCTCCTGTCCCCATGAGCCTTCCCCATTCCTCCAAGATTTTAGCACATGGGATACGTCTGGTGGATCATATACCATCGGGGTATCAAGTGTGATTTCGGATATTGTTCGCAGACAAGATTTGCATGTGATGTGGTAATGATCTGTGCAGCTGAAGGCCACATTGTTCCTAGCAACTGTTGTTGTCATCTGCGCATACAGCAGAGTGGCCTGGAACAAAAAGTCATAATTTTGGTCTCCCAAATCACGCATTGTATCCGTAGTGGCCATCATCCTGGTGAGAGCAGCAGTACTTTGAGCAGCAAATCCTCCATGACTCATGCGTGACGTTGAGAACCTGTGGAGAGCAGACCCGGTCCTTTTGAAACCAATTTGTTTTTTGGACCACTCTTCCCCAGTCAATGCTGTTATATTCTTCAATATAGTCTGAGAAAGATTAGAATCTGGATCTACGAACCACGATATGGCGTCTCTCAACCTGGTAGCACGTCTGATGATCGGAACTTTACTCTCTTTCTCCCATGGCTGCAAAATGGACGTAGATTCTGATGTCCTAGAGCCTAGATATGCAGGCAAAGGACCTCTGGATTGAAACACTGATGTTATGCCTCTAGGACAGTGGACTGAAACATAAGTGAATCCTGAGGTATTACACTCTAGGCAAGGAGCTTCCTTTTTGTGATAGGAGCCCAGCATTTCCAGGGGATGAGGAATTGTAGTTCCGATGACCGTTCTGCCCCATGACTTATATCGCAAGGAGTCAGCATGTTGTGAGGAGCATCCCCACATTTTACATGATCCTCTTTTCAAGTGCATTTTTCCTAAATGCATAAGTGATGATACTTCGCTCTTAATTATCAAATCGTCTAATTCTTTATGATATTTGCGTCGAAACGAATTCCTAATTGTCCTGGAATTTTGGAATAGGCTGATCAATCCATCTGCGACTCCCAGAAAAGTTCCTGATTTGAACTCACTTAAGAATCGCGGGAACAATGGGTTGATGGACCACAAAAAGCTCCTCAACTTTTCCTCTTCATGATGAAGGTATATCGTGGCATCCTTTATGATTTGATTTTTTATGTCTTGACGGGACTCCAAAAGGCACTTTTTTACCTCTGTTTTTAGTAAATTAGCAGGACTCATTCCCATTGCGATATTTAATGACGTCGGATCCTCCATTAATTTATCCACGTGTGACAATCGGAATTTCGCAATGTCTGGATTTCCGAAAACAGAACTGATCTCCTTTAACAACTCCGATTTAGAATGACAATAAATAAATCTCCAAAATGCCAGACTTTCTGATACTGGGTCTGGAAATGCCCTAATCAAGAAGCGGGATAGTGACATGCCAGAAACTCCTCCTATTGAAGGATCTAGATATAACATGGCATATTTGAATGTCAGACTGTGTAGACCGGGGATGGTCAGCTGGACTTCGTAGAGTGATCTTCTGATAGCTGGATCATGCATCATCAGCAACAAGCGAGCGAATGTCCCAAAGTAATTGTATTGGACCATAGCGTTAATGGGATCTTTGGCAAAGTGTGCGACTGTTAATGCATTAGTGGAAACTGAACTCATGATGTTGGCACAAGTTGGGATTTGATCGTTCGTAACACATGTGACTCGAGACCATCTTTTTGTCTCTAACCCTCGTATAACACCACGGAATATTGGAATTTTCCCGTAGTTGAGGTAATCAGCGGACTGCATTGTCTCATCATCATTTATCAGTAAACCTAATTTTTCAGTTCCTTGCTTGATGGCAAGCATTATACTTTCATTATTACTTACCATTTGTTGTAGAGCTCCCAGAAGTTCTGCGTCATTTCGGGCCTTTTTTGTTTTATATTGCGTGCAAATGACCTGATTGTCTCCCTGAGCTAGCACCTTGACCGCTGTATTTCGAATCTTTGCTTCTCTTTGAATCACAAGAAGATTCAGGATGCTCCATCCTTTTTGTCTAAGCCCCTCTAAGCCTCCAGCTTGACCTTGCCAACAAACGTTGAGAGGTGTTCTGTTTTCTAAGGTGTTTCCGTTTACTCGCATCAGGTCTGGACGTCCATTATAGTAAATCAGACTTTTTTCAAAGAATTCATGGGTGCGTTCAATCAAATTGGGGTAGCCAAGGAATTGTCCCATTACCCTAAAAACAGGACCATTGGATTCTTTCCGCTGGTGATTGTTCCACTTCTCATAATCAATGTGATTGGCTATGCAAATTGAGTCGTAATTATCCAAACCCTGTCCTGATGAGGTATCCATCATTTTCTTTATGACAGCTGTTAGATCATCTGCCATTGTCAATCCCTTAAACATGGGGACAAAATGTGTCTTTATTAAATACTCCGTAATGACGAAATATTCTCTCAACTTCCAGGACATAAGAGAAAAAAATCTGCCGGCCAATTTTAATTCTCGTTCTTTCCCTTTCAGCCCGATGACCAAATCTTCCAGTTCTAAGCCATATTTGTCTATTGATGACAAAAATTCTCCCCAATTTGTTGCCTTTGTTTCAAGCATTGTCTGCAACACCTTTCTGCTTGGAATGGGAGTGTTTGGAGAATTGCGAACATGCCTCAAGACATCAGATCTATTCATGGAATGACTCTTGTCTGAATATATGATTGATGGATCAATAAGATCAGGGATTTCAAAACACTTCGTCAAAGGTAATTCATGCCAGTGATCTCCAAAGTCTTGTATTTGGGCTGCTGTAGGCCAAGTGTTTTCTGTGATGTGGTTATAAAAAGGATGTTTCTTAGGAATTGCGGATTTATCCACAAACCATTTTTTGTTTTCACTGAATTGTTGCTGCAAAACAATCCGTGCCAGATCACTTGCTAACGCCGCCGCATAGCCTTTGTCGATAGTCTTAGGCATAGTTACTTGATGATGTAACTTCTTCAAACCTTCATAATAATCGATGAAGGGATGGCCCCAATGCCTGAAAGACCCGTAAACAACTAGAGTTAGATCTACCGTCTTTATATTCATTATCTCATCAAATAGGAAAGTTATGGCCGAATCTATGTTCGCCAAATTTCTCACTGTTGTACGAATGTGACGTTCAAAGTGTGGAAAATCCGGGATCATCGGTCTGAACACTCGTGCCAATTTCATCAGCTTGAGATTGCAAATTGGCTCAACTGTCTTGATCAAATCATAAGATTGGTTTCCTTGTTTCACCAAGATCGAATCTCCGATTCTGTAGATCCGGAGTAATGACAGAATATCTTCTTCATGAAACATGTCATCTTCCCTCTCAATCATAGACAACAATGTCTGCATTCGTCCAATAATCACATCCTTAATCATAAGTAGGAAGTTGCGATCCCAGATCATCTCTAATTTCTTAACATACAACCACCCCTTGACCAAGAACACTGGTCCTAAGCTAGGAACTCGCAATCGCGCTATGGGAGATCCTAATGTAGATAAACGCTTCTTTCCTTTAAAATTCTTTAAAAGGTGATCCAATTCATCCAGGGATACAGCATTTAAAATCAGAGTAAGTTTATGAAGATCGAGGAACTTCTGACACAAGAAAGACACAATCCGGTAGGTCTCTGAACATTTATCTTTTCTTTTGTGTGCCACCTCCTTCCCTGACCAACCCCGTATGAAAGTCTCTACCACTTCAAATGTCAATTCTGATTCTCTGTCCACTTCATTTAGGAATCCAAACCCTTGACTTGCATCATGATTCTCAGACATAATCCATCCTCCCATCCACTTGTGCATTGAAGATGATGATATGGGGTGAGCTTGACATGACCTCATCATTTCCAACACACAATCCCATGACTTTGAACTCCACATTCCTGGTACTTGTTCTGCATTGTATCGCTTTATCAAATAATCAATATCATCACTGATTAATGGTGAGTTCAAATTATAATCAGCATGATTTAAATATGTCATCTGTTCTTCATTGGATAAGAACTCTCTTGAGGCATAGTCTTCCTCGGTCAATTCTATGTTATCTTCCAATTCAAAATCATGCACATCCATGATGGCTGTTAGTTTTTTTCATATGCATTAAAACTCCTCTTAATAGATCAATCGTAGAGAACTCCATGGTCAGTTAATCACAGACTGTTATTTCATACACGGGTGCATTTCGCTATTGAGAACTTTGTATCACGTCCGCGTGGAATCATTTATCTCCGTAGTTGATTCATTTCCAAATCATTGTATATTTTGTGTCTTTTTTGGCAGCAGAAATGTCGAAATGCTACACATAAGCGGACCATCAAGACTGTGATCACAAGCAGCAAGATGGCGAACACTATTGCCATGACAGAACTGCGCCAGTTGCTGAACCACCCCTCAATGACTTCCACGGGGTTTTTTGAAATCCCGGTGTCTCCAAAGAAAAGTGTCTCATCATCTGGTAGCTTTTGGACTGCTTCAGCAATCTGCGGATGGTGGAACACCTCAGCTTGCGATGTCTTTTGAAGATCTGAGTCCAGCAGCCCGTGTCCGATCATGTAGAGAGGAAATTTGTATCCTTCAGGAGTTTTAAGAACTCCGTTAGGTCCGATTTCCACATCATCATAGGGAAACCACTCAGTCCACAACTCACGCTTAGTCGGGGTGCCACTGACTTTGCCTGTCATCTTCTTAAGGACTGGTCCCTCGATGTCAATTCTCAAGTATCTTGTGTCGAAGTATTTAAGAGTCCCATTGACAATTGTGAAAGCAGGACCAGCACCTGGGTTTTTTGGAGCTATATATCCAAGATCCACGGGAGATATTGGCAATCCGCTATGAACCTTGCTCCACGTCTCCTGACACAATGAATAGTCCAACATCCGCTCCACATCCAAAATCAAGCTCACATCAACAGAGGTCTGAGTCGGGGCTGAAATGGTTAGGCCAGCTGGGCATTCTGGCATTTGAACAGACTCCAGCAGCTCCTTGTCAACCATTTCAAACCACACACCTGAGGGCAGTCGGATTCCTTCATGTGTACAGTACTTCATTCGACATGCAGCTGCTCCTTTCTCATAGGGGAAGTAGTTACTTCGATAACCTGTGTTCTGTCTCCCTATTGATGTCATTAGACCATCTTCTGAGTAAAAAGTGACTTCTGTCGAGACAAGAGCAGAGTCGCACAGGCCGGTCACTTGATAATCGGCATACCACAATGTAGAATTGTGGATTGTTTCGCAGGTGGAGCCCGTGCATCTACCAGTTGGGAATTGAGAGTCAAGCCAGTCTCCTGAGTATTCATCAATCATCACAGAGTGGGCAGTGGCTTGGACTATAATTGATTCAGCATCACTTACTGAAGCATATCCGCAGTTCTTTGGGGGAAATCCTGGATTGATCCAAACTCCTTCCTTAGTCTGCTTTATGCTTTCCTCACACTGAGCTTTAGTAGGGATGAAGGAGTGGATGGAGTGCGTGATGTATTGAGGCCCATACCATCTATAATCACATGTTGTGACCCACTTGGCAGCATGACACATCCAGCCATCAGCCTTGATTGCCTTATGCACTTTTGGCATCTTTGCTCTGATATTAACTCCTAACAAGTCTCCATGCCAGTTTTGGTCTGCGCTAGATGGACAATATCTATAATTTGGAGGGACATCTTTCCAGTCTCCCTTTTGACTTTGAGGAAAGACAATAGTAAATTTTGCCCAAGAACTGCCTGCCAAGAGCATGCACAAGATAAATGCGGGAGTCATGATGATCTCATAAAGGTTTGATCACTGTTAGTTTTTTTCATATGTCGCCAGAATCATTTAAAGTGACTGATGGAGTCTAACACCCATGAACCCGTCGCTTTGCGTTCCACAATTAGACCGAACATTAGTGCGTTTTCTCTGAGATTTTTCACCCTGGATGAGTTGATGTAGTCCCAAATGACTGGTGCGGACTCCGTCGACTCGTCATCATATAAAGTGAGTGTTAAATCAACTGTGCCTCTGTATAACCCGATGTGGAACGGTCTACGGAAGTGCTCAGGAACATTCAGCATCGGAGGTGTAGGACCGAGCCTATGAGGCAAATAAGCCCTCCCTTCGCAGAAAGCATGATACTCTGGGTGTCCTTGGTCCGCCAACACAGCGGGTGTTGCTTTTAAGAGTGTAGATCCTAGCAATGCTAGTACTTTATAAAACGGACGTTTTCCTGCCAAGCCGATATACATGTGATCCCAATTTGACACTGCTATCATGGCATCCTCACAACTTCTGAACGGCCTATTCGACTGGACGGTCAATTTTATGGAAAAATGAAACTTTTCATATCTTAACTGTCTCTTGTCATGAAAGTCCATGTCTTCCATTCCGAAGTAGGACTCATTCAAAGGAGCACTTGGCGCAAACTCCATTGTTGCATCTTCCTCATAGGGCGGAGGAGCAATCCCTAGCTTCTTTGATTTCTTGCTTTGTTTCTTTAGGCCGAGTATTTTCTTTAGTGAACTCATGTCTGCAGTGTAAATGCACCAGAACAATGGATGAGATCTGTTACTTTTTTTCATAGGATCATGATCACAAGTGATATTTCACTCTAGCCTGATTATATAACCTTTTGTGTCTAAGACCCAACAATATTGCATCTTTATGGGTCATCAGTCCATGTCCTCCTACTGAGATGAATTCTCCTCTGGAGCTGAAGAGTTCTTCCAACGAAATAGTTAATGGAGATACCCCTGACTTTTTTGCCAGGAAAGTCTGAGTTTTCCTGCTCAAGGTCCAGACGTCTTGATTCAGGTGATCCGCAGGTTCAGGCGCATTCGGGCTGGGTGTTACTTTGTACACATCTGGTGTCATCTGCCTTTCTTTGAGTGTGATCCCCTGACTGGTTTTCTCCACACTACATTCTGCAATGTTCCAATATCTGGCACTTTGCACCAAGGCCTCTATGGTGGCTATCCATTGTGACTTTTGCTCCTGTGTCAGATTGTCCGGGATGAACAATTTCAGTGATTTCCCAGTAGAATCTGATTCCAATTCTGGGAGTTTCCACTCTGATGTAAATGCTACCTCTACATCATCTTCCTCAGAGGAGTCCCTTGCATCCTCATTGTAACCTTCGACATTGGGGTTGCCTAGTGGTGTTTCTGCCAATTCTTCTTCCGAATCAGATAATTCCTCGTCATCTATGGTGCCATAATAAGAGGGAGCTGCTTTGAGTTCTAACCCTTCATCCTGGAATAACTCGAAGTTAGTTTTTTCTTCCCTCTTGGATTCTAGTTCGTCGATCTCATGGACTGCGTCATCCAATTGGGTGTAAGTTTTCATATATTCTTTGAGCTGATCAAGTGAGTTCATGATTGCTGTTAGTTTTTTTCATATATAGCATATCTTGTAATACAAAGAAAAAATGTTATTTTGTCATTTATCAAATTCTGACTTGGCATATTTCCCTATTGTCTTGTCCCTTAGCCCTTGAAGAGACATGACTGCACGCTTAGCATACTGCAGCATATCGGGTGTTGGTTTCCGATGATTGTCATCAAACCACCCAAGCCACTCTACGACATCCCTCCCTTGAGGAGGAGCGTTTGTAGTTAAGCCTCCATCTGAGTTATCTGGCACATACTTATTGTCTCCCATGTAGAATTGCTGAGTCAGATCTGCGGAGGAACCAACTGCATAGGCATAAAGCAACCCCGCAGTTGTCAACGAAGTGTATTCTATGTCATCTGGCTGTCTTGCGTTCTTGGCTCTGGTAGACCTTAACAACAAGGCTGTCAATTGACCCCAGAAATGAAATGCTGGATTTTTGACAGTGGAGTATGGAGATTTCTGTGACAAGCCGAAGTCAATCAAATACGGCATATACGAGTCAGCTTTGTCGATTTCCTGCCCTGGCTTCATCATTTGAATCATCTCATCGCCAACTTCTCTGTTTAAGATCCACGTAGTTACTTCCTCAGTTGACATTCCTGTGATTTTGCACACATGTCCAAAGGTGGCCAGAGCGGCACAGTCCTTAAATCGTGATACGATTGTTCCATATCTCAGATAAGCCCGCTCATGTTTTTTGAACATGTGAAAGAACATATCGACTGCTGCGATGATCTTTGTATAATTGTTATCATTTCCCCAAAGATCAAAGAAGTCACGTCCCTCTGGGATCAACGGTTCAAATTTGTCGTCAATCATTTTGCATTGATTGATCAATCCATCCATCAGACGCTTCCTGTAGTCTGTCATTTGTGTTCGTCCAACTCTGTAGAGTCCTAGCAGGTAAAGTGGAAGCCAGTTGTCGTCTGCACTAGTCCTAGATGCATCTGACACTCCATCTGGGCAAACCCCTTCCAGGCCCTTAACAGAGACTAAGTCAAAGATGCCGACATTTGCTCCTGCTCTGCCAATGTTGACACCAAAGGATGTCCAATCCCGATCCAATTTGGCCTGGACATCTTTTAATGCAGCATAAAGATAACTGTTTACATGAATGATTGACACTACCCCTGATTTTAGCCCCTGATAAACGAATCCTCGGAGCTCTGCAAGACTCTTTGTGGTGTTGATAAACAATGGGATTTCAGATGTTTTCTTGAAGTAATCTGCAGGGTATTCAACAGGGTCTTCACTCGCGGGTAATTTTGGGACAATTAATGTGTCATCAATTATTCTTTTCACTACTGCAGCCATTATGATTACTGTTAAAGTTTCTCATGAGCCTTTTATTTATTTAAATGGTTTGTTTGTCTTCGT